TTAATAACACTAGGTCAAACAGCATCCCCAACTGATTCTACGGCTGATGGCGGAGGTATTGAGATCGCAGGTGCTACTAATAAATCTTTTGCCTATAATAATACTACAGTATCTTGGACTAGTTCTGAAAATCTTAACTTAGTATCAGGAAAAACTTATAAGATAAACAATTTTGATGTTATAACAGCTACCAGTTTAGGAAGCACTATTGTAAGTGCGCCTGGACTTACTAGTGTTGGGAATTTAACAGCTCTTACAGCTGGCACATTAACTATTACAACTAATGCTCTTAGTGCTACACAAACAAATAGTAATGTTGTTTTAGCACCAAACGGCACAGGATCAGTTGATGTATCTAGTAAAAAAATAACCAGTGTAGCTACTCCAACAGTTGGAACTGATGGAGCAAACAAATCCTATGTTGATGCAAGTACACAAACTGCCCCGCAAGCAATTAATTTAACTACAACTGGATTTACTAATGCTCAAATAGCAACTAATTTTATAACTAAACTATTTCCAACAGCTGAACATCAAAATACTGCTACAATTAGAGCATTTTGCATAGATTCGGGGTCTACCCAGACTATTAGCGCAGGTAGTTTTGTAGTTGGTAGTGTTTATCAAATAGTTAGCCCTGGAAGCACTACATTTACTAGTATTGGTGCTAATGCGAACACAGCAGGAACAATTTTTGTTGCTTCTGGAATAGGTAGCGGTTCGGGTACAGCGGCCCCAGTAATTCGCGTATTCCAGCTAGTTTCAGGTAATTGGGCATATCAGAGTTATTTGTAAACCAAACTAGCATAAATACACTAGAATAAGGAAACGGGCGAAATGTCATACACTATAAACAGATATAACGGAACACAAATTGCTGTAGTTGCGGACGGCACAATTGATGCTACTATTGATCTTAAACTGATCGGTAAAAACTATGCAGGCTACGGTGGAGTACAAAACGAAAACTTTGTATACCTATTAGAAAATTTTGCAAATACTACTCAACCTCCAAAACCACTACCTGGACAAATATGGTATGATAGCGGTAATAGTAAATTAAAATTTTATGATGGAAGCAAGTTCCGTACCACAGGCGGCGCAGAAATTGGATCAACGGCACCTACTGGTTTAACAATTGGCGATTTCTGGTATGATTCTACAAATCAACAGCTATATGCTTACAACGGTTCTAGCTTTACACTGATTGGACCGCAAGCAGTAGCAGGATCAGCTACTACACAAATGCGTAGCGTCAGTTTAACTGACATTTTAGGTAATACTCATGCTGTTATTGAAGCAGTTGACAATGGTAATGTAATTTTTATTGTAAGTTCAGATAGTGATTTCACACTTGATGCTACTATCAATCCTATTACTGGTTTCTCAGTAGTACATCAAGGTGTAACACTATGTTACACTAACAACAATACACAACCTGGTCAAACAACAAGTAGCCATAGATTCTATGGTACAGCTACTAATGCTGATAGGTTAGGTGGATTAAGTGCTAGTAATTTTGTTCAATCAACAGGTGCTCCGCAATTTTCATCACAAGTTAACTTCGGTGATGTCGGTTTTACAGTAGGCAATCCGATTGCTCGATTAGCAGTCTTTAATCAAGGTGCATCAACACCGACTATTGCCAACCAAGTTAACAGCACAATTCAGTTCCAAACTACAGTCAGCTCAACAACTAAGTATCCATTACAACTTGTAGGTGCTGATGTACTTCCAGGTGTTACACTAACAAGCAACTTAGGTTCAAGCGGATTGCAATGGAATAATGTTTATGCTAACTATTATTATGGTACATCACAGCAAGCTGATGCATTAAACGTTGGCGGAAATTACAGAACAGCATCAACTTCTGCAACCGCAAATACTATTGCTACCCGTGATGCATCTGGTAATTTAACAGCAACTATATTTTCAGGAATCGCCTCAGCGGCTAATTATGCTGACTTAGCCGAACTTTATCTTGCAGATTCCGAATATGAAGTTGGTACTGTTGTAGTAGTCGGCGGAGAAAAAGAAATTACTGCCAGTACATGGGGTAAACGTGCAATTGGAGCAGTATCTGCAAATCCAGCATATTTAATGAATAAAGACTTAGAAGGCGGAACAGTTGTTGCACTAAAAGGTCGCATTCCAGTTAAAGTAATTGGAAGTATTAAGAAAGGTGATGAATTAATTGCATCAGATAATGGCTGTGCAGTAATGGCTGCGCCTCATGCAAACGGTGTATTTGCTATTGCACTAGAATCAAATGATGATACAAGTATCAAACTTGTTGAATGTGTGATCTTATAAAAAATAAATAGACAACTAGAAAAGGACACAGAATGGCAGGCGTAGGAACTAATATATTAGCATTAGATTATAATAACATACAATCTAAAATTTCACAAGTTTTAGGTGTAGGTTCTGGTACCTACGGCTACAATCAAACTGTTCTAAGCAGCCAAGTATCAGTAAATCAAAAAATTACCGCTGTGCAATGGCAAAATTTATACACTGATTTGATCTCTGCTCGAGGACATCAAACAGGTGCAAACGAAACTGGTAATTTAACATATCCTACTACTAGTACTACTATTAAAGAAAGTGACAGAGCGGCATATCAAACATATGTTAATACCATTGATACAAACAGATTAGTTACACCACCGTCTGGTCAAGCTACATTGGAAACTTATGCTACAGGCACTCGAACAGCAGCCTGGAACGGAACTATTACACATACAGTTATTCTAACATTTGCTGATGCTAATACTGCTAGATCATTTTTTAATGCTGGCGGAAATATACAAATATCAGGAAGTGAAGCACCTGATACTAGTAATTTAAAAAATAACAGTTGGCAAACCATGTTGAATAACATGGGGACTGTTAAGATGACATATAACGGTACAACTAATACGGGTAGCGGAACTGGGGTAACAACTACGGCGATTGGTTACCAGCAATTAACAACTAGCGCACAATTAATATTCCAAAAATTAACTGAACAGCCCACATACAGTCCAAATCAATATGACATTTATGCTAATGTAAACGGTACTGGTTCAGTGGTCACATTTAGCATACAATTTCAAGATCAATCAGCCCCAGGCGGGTTTGGTGTTGATGAGGATATAACTGGTACTCTTACAAGTCTAGTTCAAGGTTACCGACCATCCGGTGCAAATGTTTCAATTACAGCACCTACTGCAAGTTCTTCAGGACCTTAATCCCCTAACTAGTTGACAAGATAACTACTGTAGTGTATCATAATACATTACGGAGTTATCTATGGACGAAAAGATTGAAAAGGCGTTTGCAGTAGCCAATTATATGGCTACACTATCAAATCAACGCAGAATAATATTAGAAGAATACAATCAAAAATTAATGTATTATATTAATGGAGCCACATTTAAAATAACTCCAGAATTAATTAATTTTGTAAAAACTGTTTTAGACTTAGGACACGTGGACGATGTTGCTTTTTTAGATACCAACAGTTTTCCTGTAACAATAAATGACGTTCAAAAGTTTTTTGATGAGATAACATCAAAGTATTTCGAAGCAACAAATGATTACTCTGTTAAATTCACAGAGCTAAAAAGCAAAAGAAAAATTTCAGATATAGTTGAGCTATGAATATCGGTTCTGTAATTTTCGCTCAAAATAACAATACTATCGACTATGTTAAATTAGCAATTTTTTCTGCTAATAAAATTAAACAACATCTAAGTATCCCAGTTAGCTTAATTACTGATTCTAAAGATTGGGTACAAAAAATGTATCCTGATAACCCGTTTGATCAAATTATTGAAATTCCGGTTGATATAGCAATACAAAAGAAATATTTTCATGATGGGACGTTATCTTCACAACGACTAGATTGGAAGAATCAAACTAGAAGTAGTGTTTATAATCTTACACCGTATGACAGGACGTTAGTTATTGATAGCGACTACTTAATAAATTCAAATGTATTAGTTCCGGCATTAGATAATGAATACGATTTTCAAATATATCGAAATAGTTTTGACCTCGCCGGATGGAGAAACACTAGTGAGTTCAAACGCATTAATCAATACAGTATTCCATTTTATTGGGCTACTGTTTTTATCTTTAATAAAAATTCCATAACGGAAAGTTTTTTTAATTTAGTTTCATACATTAAAACTAATTGGTTATATTTTAGGAACTTGTACAGTATTGAAAATAATATTTTTAGAAACGATTTTGCGTTTAGCATAGCTATACATATAATGAATGAAAAATCTGCGGGAGGATTTGCAATAGATCTTCCAGGAACAATGTCATACATTACTGACAAGGATTTTTTAATAAAAATAGATGATAATAAATTACATTTTTTATTAGAAAAACAAAATCATCCGGGTGAGTATATAGCATCAAAAACTTCGGGAATTGATATGCATGTAATGAATAAATTAAGTCTTAGTCGATACATCGATGGAGGTTTAGGTGTCTAAAGGATTCTTATTATTTGCACAAAATACTGATACAGTAGATTATATTACACAGGCATATGCGTTAGCATTAAGTATTGTAATTAGCCAAAAAACTGTATCTAAAGTTTCATTAATGACTAATAATTCAGTTCCTAAAAAATATCAAAAAGTTTTTGATCAAATTATTCCGATTCCTTGGACTACTGACATTACTTCAAGTTTAGCAGGAGAGCATCGCTGGAAATTATATCATGCAAGTCCATACGAAGAAACTATTGTGTTAGATTCAGATATGCTATTATTAGATGATATTAGTATATGGTGGGATTATTGTAGTAACTATGATATTAAATTTTGTAATAGGATTAAAAATTACAAATTAGAAACTGTTAATGATACATATCACAGAAAAGCATTTATAGAAAACAAATTAACTAACCCATATTTCGCTTTACATTATTTTAAAAAGAGACCGAGCTCTCATGAATTTTATAAAGTATTAGAATTTGTTTGTAATAATTGGGAATGGTGTTACTCGCAGTTTGCTCCAGTCGAATATCAAAATTGGTTAAGTATGGATCTAGCAGTTGCTATCGCTATTGAAATATCTGGAATGCATGAAATTGCATTAGATAATTGTAGCCCTTTAGATTTTGTCCATATGAAAACTCCCGTACAAGGATGGTCACCTATTCCAGTAAGCTGGCAAGATACTGTACCATTTGTACTTAATTCAAAAGCAAATCTAGTTGTTGGTAATATCAAACAAACTAAGCTATTTCATTATGTAGAAAAAAACTTTATCTCTAAAAAAATCTTATCAAAATTAGAGGATTTATGTAATGGCTCGTAAACCTAAATTTGTGCAGTCTAAATTTTATGCTCACTATGATAAAAAGACTGGTGAGATATATTCCATTGGAAATGAAGTTAGTAATGTATATGATAATAGAATTGAAATAACTCAAGAAGATCATGATAAATTTTTATACGGACACGAAAAATTTTCTGATTATCTCATAGGTTATATTAGAACCATTGATAATAAAACAGTATTAGCACTTGCTCCTAAAGCTGATAAAGGCTACGCTTTTAAGAATAACATTTTTGAATGGATTTCAGATATACCGACTAAAGATACTGAGCTAGTTGTTACGTGGGATAAGGAAAATGAATGGTGGATATTTTCCTTATCAGATAACTGTAAAAAACGTATAGAAGATAATGTTACATCTGATGTACTACCATTTTTTGTTATGTTATCAAATGATTTTGATTTTTTAATTAGAACTATTTTTATTAGTATGCAAGATTTAGTTACATTTGATAATATAAAGAAACCATTTAAATCACAGATAGAAAAAAATATAGATAAAATTTCAATAGCGTCGACGATAGTATTTCAAAGTTATGGATTAAAAATAAATGATTAAAATTATAGAACAGGATATTATTTTCCTAAGTTATGACGAACCAAATGCAGAAAAAAATTATGCAGATTTAAGTGCTAAAGTACCGTGGGCTAAACGTATTCACGGAATTAAAGGCAGTGATGCCGCACACAAAGCATGCGCCGCATTAAGCGATACAGAATATTTTGTCACTGTAGATGCAGACAATATTGTTGACCCTAAATTTTTAGAAATAGAAATTGATTTATCCGCACTCGGACTAACTAGCGAAAATGTCTTCAGCTGGTGCGGTCGAGTTCATGTTAATGGACTTATGTACGGCAATGGCGGCCTTAAATTATGGACACGCAAATTCGTTAATGAAATGCGAACTCATGAAAACTCGGATCCTACAGATTTAAAAGGTAAAGTAGAATTTTGTTTTGATGATCGTTATTATCAGTTTAACGAAAATTACTCAGAGAGCTTTACTAATGCAACACCGTTCCAAGCATGGAGAGCAGGCTTCCGTGAAGGTGTAAAAATGTCATTAGATCAAGGTGCAAGGATAAAAGATCTTAAATCGATCTGGTGGCAAAATTATCATAGATTGCTTATTTGGTCCTCGGTAGGTACAGATGTTGAAAACGGTATATGGTCAATTCTAGGAGCTAGAGAAGGCGCCTATTTAACTAATTGTACAGATTGGGATTATGCCAATGTGCGTGATTTTGAATATCTAACCGATCATTGGAAAAGACAGCATGATGGCAAAGATCCAGAAGATACTACAGCTCATATTAATTTTCTGGCTAAAGAACTTAAAGATAAGTGCGGACTAGAAATCGCTAATTTGGACCCAGCAGGTAGTAAATTCTTTAAAACTGTTTATCAAAATACCCCAAGGATAATTCGCAAACGTGTATGATATAGTCTTTATTAGTTACCAAGAGTCGGATGCAGATGATAACTTTGCTAGTTTAAAAGCACGGTTTCCTTTAGCTAAACGTGTACACGGAGTTAAGGGAATACATCAAGCTCATATTGCCGCTGCCAAAAAATCATTTACTAAAATGTTTTGGGTAGTAGACGGTGATGCTGTTATACTTAATGACTTCAAATTTGATTACAGTGTACCTGAATGGGATCTGGATGGAGTTCATGTATGGCGTAGTATCAATCCGATTAACAGTTTAAGTTATGGATATGGTGGAGTGAAACTGTTACCGAAACAATTAACTATAAACATAGATACTAATACAACAGACATGACTATGAGTATTAGTAGTAAATTTAAAGCAATGGAATCAGTTAGTAATATTACAGCATTTAATACAGATGCATTTAGCACGTGGCGTAGTGCATTTAGAGAATGTTGTAAATTAGTAGTAATTAATAACCGAGAATCTTTAGAGAGATTAGATGTATGGTGCAAATTAATTGATACTGCCCCTTATGGATTTTATGCTTATTTGGGCGCACTTGCAGGTCGAGTATACGGTGAAAAAAATGCCTCTAATAAAGAGGCATTGTGTAAGATAAACGATTTTAACTGGTTACAAGATCAGTGGTCATTGGAAAGATCTCGGCTATCACCTGAGCACATGCAATAGCAACTTCTTGGTGTTCTTTTTGTGTACCATTAGCACTACGCAATTCAATAAAGTGAATCCAACTACGTAGTGTACCATTCATATACAAACGACTTTCGATAAGTCCTTCGGGCAGTACAGCACGAGCCTGTTCTTTTGCAATACCACGTTCGATAGCTTCTTGATAGACTAAGCGACTATGTTCAATGATGAGCTTTTGTTTGGCATCCCACCATGCTTGTAGCTCTGTATCGCTTGTAGAGATACTGTTCTGTCTATTTGTTGTGTCTTGGAGTCGTGCTTCTCGCAATACAAACGACAAGTCTTTAGTAGGGTCAGCATATCGCTGACTGAATTCTTGAAAGCTGAAGCTACGATGTCTGAGGATCTGTCGTGCAATATCTCTTGTTGTGGTAATTTCGATACAGGCGGAGACCATTTCGAGTGGGCTCCAGTGCTGGTGTTTGATGAGGTATCGGATGAGTTTTTCGGATGTGTCTGTGTTGAGCTGATTGGAGGGATTGCTGACACGGGCGCAATACGCAATGAGTTCTTGTGCATCCGAGATACCAAGATTTGAGAATTCCTGTGTAGGCTGGGAGTAACTAAGTAGTCGAACATTCATTATTTATAACTTCTTTTTCTTTAAAAAACGTTGAGTAGATTTTTCTATATCTTTACGAACTTTAGGTGTATCTAATTTGAAATCTACATCTTCAACTTTATCTTCGTAATTTCTGATAAGTTCTGACAAGTTTCTTTCAAAAGCGACCCATCCTTCTTTCTTGGTTTTTTCTGTTATCTTTATTTCCCAAGTTTTGCCATCTTTAAAATTGACCAAGACGGTATGTAAATATTTGAGAGGCATCACATTAAGTTCAACCTCACCAAATACCTCCGGCCAACACGCAATGACATCCTTGGGAAGTATTTTTCCCGATTTGGTCATTACTTAGCTTTTTTGGTCGGAACCAACTCCTCAGCTTTACGACGGAATGCTGCCGCCTCTTTAGCTAGTTTATCTGCTTGACTACGATAGAATTTTGCAGTTGCTTCGGGTGTTGCATTTGATCCTGGATCAACTACATCAGTCGATTCGATAAAAGTTGCACTTGGAGTAGCTTCAGATTTTGCTTTTTTCTTTTCTTCAATAACACTTTCTGCTTTTTGATTTTCCGGTGTTGATCCTGAATCGGGTCTAACAGCTAGATCATCAACTGAGATACCACGTTGTTCTGCAATAATCTGATTAAGCTCACTTAATTGTATAGTAGTCGATGGGTTTGGAACAAGCTCAATAGAACTTGTGCCCATCTTAAGAAGTAATCCAGATGAGTGTAACCACTTTAACATATTATTGCCATCAGTAAATGTTGAACGCATTAGAACCTCGGCAAATTCATATGCATCCTGTGATGCTTGACCTTCTACTAGGTTGATAATAGAATTATGATATGAATCAGATAAGCTATCGGTTGGAATAACCAAGCATGAAGATGCCTCGCCTGGTAGTGTTCTATATGCTACTAACACTCTTTGCTTGGTAGAAATAATTCTACCAACGTGTTTTAGATCGGCCATATTATGCTCCTGGTGCGGATGCTTTTTGTGCGTCTGCTTGTTTTGCTACATTGCCTAGAAATGCTTCTAGTTTAGTGTAAGTTTGACCTACTGCAACCATTTCGTTTGGTTTAAAAGCACCGCGTGAACTTGCAATGTCGATAATAACTTTCATTGCTTGAAGGTCATTAATAGATAAGTCATTTGTTTGTTCTGGTGCCGCCGCTGGTTGTTCAGCAGTTGCAGTACTTTGTTGTTGTTCTTCTGACATAATATCTCCTTAATATGTACATATTTAATTATCTGGTTTGTAAAAGTGGGCAAGCAATCGTGAAGAAACTTAATTCTTTTTCACTTTCAAAACCTATTAAAGTAGTATACACAAATGTATTTGTGTTATCTAAGGTTATGCTCTGCCCAACATAATACCTATTATTTAAATTTTTACGTATCCAAAGGTCGATGGATTTGAGTAGATTGGGATTATATCGCTCAATGGATGTATATTTAAAATGCGGGCAAGCAAACTCAACCCTGCGTAGATCAAAATAATCTAAAGGATTAGGTTTGCCATTTTTTAAAGCCATTAAGCCAGTTCCTTGACTTCTTCGTAGTAAGCGTACTCGCCAAATGGTGGAACAATTTTGTCATTGCCGTGAATAATGAATACTGTATCACAGTAGTTCTCATCACCCCAACTACCCCAAGGATAACCGTCTGTGAACATGATAAACTTTTTAGGTTGAATATCATTAGCTTTCATGTACTCCCAATTGGCATCGAACTCAGTTCCACCACCGCCTATTGGTTCATACTCGTCAAACTCGTCAACGTTATAACTATTAAAATCTGCTTCGTTATAGACCTTAGTATCGAAACACCAAACTTTAATTGTAAAATCTTGATACTCTTGCATAATACCTTTAATCTCACTTAGGAAATCTTTGGCTTGCTCATCGCCAATACTACCTGACATATCGATGCCTACACAAATATCAATTGTTTCTTTAAAATTAGTACCTGGAAGAATAGCACCCATATGCCAGCCTTTACGATTAGGACGCATAAAACTAAAGTCATCTTTAATAGTACTTTGAATTTGCTGACGGATGATTTCACGCCAATTCATTTTCGGTTCTGTAAGTTCCTTAATCATGCGTTGGATATTTGCAGGAGTATTACCGGCACCTGCGGCCTGTGCCGCCTGTAGTGTAGCTTCGCGAATTTCATCGCGAATTTGTTTTAATTCTTCTTTGCTATAGCTTGGGCGATTACCATTGGAATCTTTATCACCCCAATCGATATGTTCATCTAACAATTGACCGAGCGCATTTAATTGCTCTTCGTCCATTTCATCATAAATCTTGTCATAAATTTCTTCAGCACCCATACCGTAGTATTTTGGATCATGAAAAATTTTAATATCTTTAATTTGATGATCACCAATATGGTCACGTACTAATTGCCCGTTAACACAATAGTCAGCGGCGATATTAAAAATTTTAGCATCACGCCCTTCACGTCGACCCATATGATCAAACACGTTATGTAGAATTTCGTGTGCAATAACAAATTCTACTTGTTTAATACTAAGCGGTGTAAAAAATTCGCGATTAAAAAAGATAGTACGTCCATCAGTTGCGGCAGTTGGCAACCAATCGCTACCTTCTTCAATTTTAAGACGGGTAGCCATGTTACCAAAAAATGGATGGCGAAGTAGTAGACCCACACGGGCTACGATAATTTTATCGATAATCGGATCTAAATGTGACATTATTGCTCCTAAATTGTTACTATGTATATAGTATAACACCTCCCGAAGGAGGTGTCAAATACTACGAAATCAAATTATTTGCGAGATTCCTTGTCAGTAGCGGCCGCAATATACTTGCCAAATTTCGCATGGAATGCATCAAAACATTTGATTTCATCTGGATCTAACGGCAGTTTGTAAGTAGATAATGCCAATTTAGTACCCATGATAACTAATTCTGTTTCAAAATTATCCATCATAAATTGGAAAAAGTTATTAACTTGATCATTCCAATTTTTAGCATTTTTATCGCAGGCATCTTTAAGTTCATAGCACAGGCTAATAGTCAAAGAATACATAGCTGAGATTTCTTTTGAATCCATTTTCTTAACTTTACCGATCAGAATATCTGTCGGGTTCGGCATCTTGCTAGCATGTTTACGATGCGCCATAAACTTAATAGCAAGACCTTCGCCAACTGAACCGCTAACTAAATCAGTTAGTGTATCTGCATCAGTATCGTCATCATGTAGTAGCTCAGATACAAATGACCAAGAACGTGGTGTAGCAAAAGCACGTGAGCTAGATTTCGGATCAAAGTCGTACAAGTCTTTCTTGCTAAAAGACAAGAAACCAACTACATCTTTGTGGATCTTATTTTCAGTAGCCCACTCGAAATAATCATCCCAATCAACAGTTAGTTCTAAGTGAACGAAACGGTTAGCTAGCGGAGCAGGCATACGGAATGTAACACCTTTGTCAGTTTCACGATTGCCTGCCGCTACCATTACAACATTGTCTGGCAATGAGTAAGTACCAACACGGCGATTCAAAATCAACTGATAAGCCGCGGCCTGTACACTAGGAGCCGCTGAGTTCATTTCGTCCATGAATAAGATAATAGTCTTATGCTGTTTTGCCATTTCTGCATCTGGCAATTCGCTAGGAGGAGCCCAAACCATTTTGCTAGTATTTGAGTCAAAATATGGAATACCTTTAATGTCAGTAGGTTCCCACAAACTCAAACGAACGTCGATCACATGAGCATCGAGCTCTGTACCAAGTTGTTTGATAATGTCTGATTTACCAATTCCGGGAGGACCCCACATGAAAATTGGACGTTTATTTTTAAACGCTTTACGGAGAGATTTTTTTGCACCTTTGGGACCAACGGTGCGGCTAATAACTTCGCTCATCTTTGTTTCCTATCTTAAGTAAGTTGCGGGTGGGTTTAAACTGTCTATGTAAGTATTATAGTATCGTTAGCTTAGAATGTCAATCATTATTCTGACTATCTAAATCTTTTTCACGCTCATTCATAGCTTTAATTAGTCCAAATTTTCTTATGTCGTCAGAAAACATGTATAGCTCAAAACTTTTACGTTCTGTGAAAACGGTAATACTTTCTTTTGTTAGATAGTAAGGACTATCCAAATATCGTTCCAAAAAGATAATTGTTTGCGGACTTAATTCAATTGGCTCAGTAAATGGAACTTCGTAAGCATTTAGTTCCAACGTATTAATCAAAAAATCATAACCGTCATCGCTTAATCGGAATGCATTTTTTTTATTAACTCTATTCGATTGCCACCATTGGTGTGAATATAGATTTACATTTGTTTGGTCAGTACTTTTGCCCCACTGTTGTAAAAAAATTTTAGTTAGGGTATCTCTATCAATCATGCTACTATTGTGCCAGATGTCAATTTGACAACTTGGAAATCTTTTGTACCAAAAGTTAGATTTAATTTTTTTGCCAAATTATGTGCATGACCCGGATTTGAAAAACTAACTTTTTTATATTTGGGTCCTGGATATGATGTGAGACTATTAAAGCTCTTTAGATTAAAGGGCTCGTTTTTATAGAATACAGCCCAAATGGCTTCTGCTTCTAAAATTTGTTCTGCTTTATACGTTTTTTTATTAACGCTTTCTAGTAGTACTTTAGGTTTTGGTCTTGACATAATGCGTATCCGAGATATATACGCATATATTTATCCTATTTGTTCTCATCAAATCCGCCACCGTCCATGGATACTTGCACGACACCGTTGTCTACACTATTCTTTAAATCATTATATAAGGACTCGTAATCCTGGTTTATTTTATCTAAAATTTCAGTTAATGCCAAGTGTAGTAATCGAGCCTGTTGAATGTTTATTTTAATCTCTTTTTGTTGAGACAATTCAGCAGATCTTAAAGATTGAACAAATTGTGTAATAGGACTTAGATTAATCTGATTTTGCATTGGCTAGTACCGTTTTCATTTCTAGTTCTGATTTAAAAGGTCCTTTAGAAGGATATCTTTCAATAGTAATTGCTTTTGGACAAAAACTTTTAACCCATCCTTTATCAAATTTAATTGTATAGTATCCTGCACAATATAAACTTTTACTAGCATTTGATTTTGTAAATAATGGTAATTTGCGTCTCACATCATACATTGCGTTAAACGGTTTACAACTAGTTGGATATCCATGACATTCATATGTGTCTGACTGTGTAACTTTAACTTTTGTTCCAGTTAAGAAAAATCCTTCGCCAAACTGTTTTGTTAAGTCTTGTTTTTTATTAAACATAACTTCTCCGTTCGTGCTCGATAAGATAAACTTATTATTTTCTTTTTTGTGTAGAGTGGCAATCTTAGAACCGTCTTTTTCAACAATCCAAAATTTGCCATCTACAATTGGCTTTGCATGTATCTCTGTCATTATTCTTCCTTATACTTGGCTTGGAACGGTTCAGCATACGACTGTATGTTGTCTGCAATTTTCTTCATGTCCCATGTGTTACAGAATTTAAGCATACGAATACCTACTTGATCCACAGTCTTAGGTACTGCATTAACTTGAATTGTTTCTTTAATTTTAACTTTAATATCTTCAGGTTGTGCTGTTAAGTCGCATAACTGTACATTACGCTGATAGTCTTCTAGCACACGATGTTCTACTCCATTGTGGTCAGTCCATCTCTGCAACATGAGATTGTTCCACGCATATCCGCGGCTGTTACGATCTTCGAACGCTTCAGTAAGACCAACTTTGTTTTTAGAACCTTTAGTACGCACACCTGGATACGCCGAGAAGACATTATCACTGGTATCACCACGCATACATTTCTCGAACAGCATC